TTACAATTGTTCCAGTTGTTTAGTCTGGCCTCTTCTCACGTAGATAACCGCGAGTATTTGAACTTCTTTTCTACTATCATCAACACAAAAATAAACGTAATAATTTTTTACGCGTATTCTTCTAAAACCAAGCTCACCCCACGGCTGCTCATCTATACACTTCACACGATAAGGCATCGTCTGCAAAGACATCATTTCCGCTTTTAGTAGCTCGAGTACTCTTTTAGCTACCGTCGGTTCTTTTAACTCCGTGGCAATATATTCTCGGATAAGTGCAAGATGCTCTTTCGCCTGACGAGTAACTTTTACCTTATACTCATCCATTAAAGACCTCGTTCAAGCTCTTCAAAAACATCATCTATCGGATAACTATCGCCACAAACCGCCTGATCATAACCTTTAACCATCAACGCGTTAAACGTTTTCTCGTCCATATCATCTTGTGCCGGAAGTGACTTTGGAATAGTAAGCGAAAACGGAATACCCTTATTAAGAATGATTTGACGATAAAACATGTCAATAGCAGTAGCCCTAGGAATTCCAATAGTTTCCAGAATCTGCTCCGCCTGCTGCTTAATATTTTCTTGTATTCTCACATTCACATTCGCTGTTTTAGTAACTGCCATATCAATCAACCTCCATACACTCATCATAAAATACTGTATCGCATATTGCAACACATTTGCACGAATGGGATTTTTTGACTGTCATACACGATTTTTATGTTCGCATTACTGCATCAGATAGCACGATCAAGCGCCGTGATGGTGGGAAGCACCACTTATTTTTCTCGTTTGAGTTTGAACATAAAAATAGCAGATAAAGGGAAGGAAATGAATTTACACCACTTTTAGGACTTGACCTATGAAATAATTAATAGTTCCATTTTCAATCAATATATAAAGACCGAGTCCAATAAACACGACAGGTACAATTACTTTTTCGTACTTTTCCACAGTCTCTCCGATAGCAGAAATTGAGGCGAGATTTTGAGATAATTTGCATAGAATCAAAATCCCTAAGGCAAATATTACTAAACTTATACTAATCTCAATCAAACTCTTTCCTGTAAAATAGGGGATATAAATTCCTAAATTATCTCCACCCATTGCCACTGTTAAACTTGTAAATGCTAAGATTTTTGATCCATCTCCGGTAATTTTCCCCTCGATATCTTCTTCATCAATATCTTCATCCAAAAAAATTGCTCTTATACCAAGACCTAGCGGAATTAGACCAAGGAGTCCGATAATCCAATCTTGTGGAATAAAATTTAAAAAGTAAGCGGCAATAAGACTAGCCAGTACAAGCAGTCCTGTACCTAAATACTGCCCTACATAAATTGATTTCAAACCTTTCTTTCCTTGACTAGCGAATAAAATAGTCAAAACAACTAAGTAGTCAATGGATGTAGAAACAAAAACTAATAAAGCGGATACTATTGTTTCCATTATTCCTCCTTTCAAAATGTTAAATTTTTTAGACAAGGGGGTGCAAAGTGGGTGCACTTTTTAACGTTATCCATCTTGTGCACTCGACCCTAGAGCGTCGACATGTTCCCTCAAACAGCCAAACTGCGCTCAAAAACCGCGAGAACCCAGCTTAAAGTCGCTTCGCATTAAACCTTTTAACGATAGCCCTCGCTAAGCCTTGCTACACAAAGCCTTCAATGCACCCACCTAATCAATCTTTGACATCAATACGACACTCTCAACGTGGATTGAGAGAACTCCAAGTATAACTACACTTTTTTGAGTGCACACTATGGATACTGGGTGCACCTTTTAACGATAGAAAAAGCTATCGTTAAAAAGTTTAAGATTGGCTTAATAGCTTGATTCTTGAGCATAAAAAATAGCCTAGAGAGGATTCCCCCTAGGCTGACTTTTGTAACATTTCAAACGCTCACATTCTTTTGGCTTTTACGATGCCCTTTCAATATCCACACTAATCTCTGATTTAAAAGTTACGCTGAACTTATCCTCGTAAACTTTTATTTTCTTGATGTACTTTCTTACCAGCTTCTCATCATACTCACTAATATCATGACACTCACTTTTCAGAAAATCTTCCATTTCTCTGATTCGTCTTTTAGCATCTTCTTGACCTGCTTTTTCTATAAGAAGCTGCTGTTTCTTAACTTTAAGCTCATCAATCTCATCAGCTATTTTCGTGTAGTCTTTTTTAGCTTTAAGCAAGGTTAATAGTATCGCTTGTTTGTCCGCGATTTTTTTATCAACCGTTTCAAGCTCACTTAAGTTGTTGCCCGCGATAATTTCTCTAATATTATTCTTCAACGTATACAACACTTCATCCGATATACTAAACACCTTGTTTATGGCTTTCACTATGGCAGACTGCAGATCTTCCTCTTTTACTGTCGGAGCATCACAAGCACTAGGACCATTTTCCCATCTGGTACAACAACGCCAAACAACAGAACGCACTCCTCGATTGTTCCAAGCAATTCTTCTGTAAACATCCCCGCATTTAGAACAAACACATAAGCTGGATAAAGCGTACTTACTGGAATAAACTCTCCTTTTTTTATTCTCATCACCACTAAACATGTTGGCTCGTCTTACCATTTCTTCTTGAACTTTAAAGAAAATATCTCTTGGAATAATAGGCGTGTGACTATCTTTGACATAATACTGTGGTTCTGTTCCATCATTTTTTATACGAACATGGTTAATAAAATCTGTCGTGATGGTTTTTTGTAAAAGAGCATCACCAATATATTTTTCGTTTTGCAAAATGGTTTTAATATTAGACAAGTGCCATTTTAAATGCCCGGCACCATTTTTAACACCATCTTTTTCAAGACCCTCCGCTATATCTCTAAGACTTGCTCCTTCTAAATATTCTCTATAAATCCTTCTTACGACTTTTGCTTCCTGTTCAAGAATTACAAGATTCCCCTCATCGTCTTTTGTATATCCTAAAAACCAGTTATGGTTGATTTGCACTTTGCCTTCCTGGTAGCGGAACTTAAGTCCAAGCTTCACATTCTGAGAAAGCGACGCAGATTCCTGTTGAGCTAAAGAAGCCATGATAGTAAGCAATAGTTCTCCACTTGCTTCCATGGTGTTGATGTTTTCTTTCTCAAAAATGATCGGAATGTTTTTGTCTTTCAACTGTCTAACAAACTTTAAACAGTCGATAGTGTTTCTCGCAAAACGGCTAATCGACTTAGTGATAACCATGTCTACTTTGCCACTCATGCAATCGTGGATCATGTCGTTGAAACCGACACGTTTTTTCGTACTGGTTCCTGAAATACCGTCATCAGCGTAGATACCGGCAAACTCCCAGAGAGGATTTCTTGAAATATAATCCGTATAATGCTGAACTTGCGTGTCATAACTTGTTGCCTGTTCTTCACTGTCAGTACTGACACGACAATACGCTACTACTCTTAACTTCGGCTTATCTTTATGCTTATCTACCGTATTCCCCGCTATTTTTCTTGGTGGAATAATTGTAACGTTGGCATTCATTTTACACCTCCCTTGATTTGACTGTACGCGTATACTGCTTGCCGATAAGGATCATCGTATTTCTTTTCTATAACACCTATTTCATACGTGAAATTTGTTGTAGTTAAAGGTTTTAGCTCTGTTGTACGAGGTTTTTTCTAAAATTGTTGGCTCTTAACTGCTGAACTTTATAAAAAGTTTCTTCATCTAAAAGACTCGGGTAAAGCGATGTTCCTAAGTACGTTTTATTTTTCAAAATATTGCTAATTACAGAATGTGTTTTATCAATGTTCACTGCTCGGGCCGTTTCAGAAATCGTTCCAAATTCTAAGAATTTACGGAAAAGTTCTCTCACTTTTTGAGCTTCTTTTTCGTCTATAACCGCTTTACCGTCTACTATTCTGTAACCATATGGGATGTGTGCCATGTTTCTTTCACCTCTTCTTCTAATTCCAATCCGCATTTCAAATGAAAAATAAATTCTGTTCTGCTTTTAACTACGACATCGTCTACAAAATCCAGAAAATCCTCGTCCTTAAACTCGCTAAATACTTCTGTGACGCTTACGAACCGTTGAAGTTTTTGCGCCTCGTTTAAGTGCGTTAAGTTACCGTTTAAGCTGTTGGAAAGCTGAAGTTTTTCCTTAAGACAAGTATCTATTTCCGTTTTAAGCTGATTGCTTTCCAGATAGTAGGAATCCATCTCAATGTAGCCACCGGCGAAAAGCTTACTGAGTACTTGCTCTTGTTCTTGCAGCTTAAGCTTTTTTTCTTCGAGTTCGATAACCTTGTTTAATCCGTCTTTATTATTCACGTTTCTTAAGCTTTTTATGAAAGGCGTTAATATTTGAGCAGATGTTGCTTTGAACTTGTTAAGCATTTGAAGAAAAGCTAATTTAACATACTCCTCTTTTACAGCTTTCATAGGGCAGCATTTAATTTCACGTATATGCTTGGTACAACACCAAACAACATAGGCTCCATCTTTTTTATGCCGGTCGTGTTTCTTTAACCTACTATGGCAATTACCGCAGTAAAGTTTTCCTGAAAACACATATCTAGCAAGGTATTTATTACTACCGCCGGTGATATTTAGTTTTAATTTTCTCTTCTGTCTCAGCTCATGCACATTATTAAAAGTTTCATGACTGATGATAGCCTCGTGATGGTTTTCAATAACATACTGTTTTTTCTCGCCACGGTTTTTATGGCGGTTAAAATTATCGTCTGTAAATGTCTTTTGAAAAATCACATCCCCTGTGTATGTTTTATTGTTCAAAATAGCGTTCACGGTAGTTGAAGACCATTTAGCTCCTCTTTTCGCAGGAATCTTTTTAGCCGTCAGCTCATTAGCTATCACATGCCCGCCTTTACCTAAAAGTGCCATACTAAAGATGTCTTTTATAACCTCAGCTTCCTTTGGAACGATAATCATTTTCCCGTTCTCGTTTTTATAGCCATACGATGGGGAAGAAATGACATAGCTTCCGTTTTCGAACCTTTTTTGAATTGACCACATGCTGTTTTCCGAGATAGATCTTGACTCGCTTTGCGCAATGGAACTCAGGATAGAAAGCATAAGCTCCGAACTCATATGCTCTGTATCAATGTTTTCTTTCTCAAAATACAAATAAATACCAAGACCGGTAAGTTTTCTAACTATTTCAAGACAGTCAACCGTGTTTCTTGCAAGCCTACTAATAGACTTTGTAATAACCCTGTCTACTTGACCGCTCTCACAGTCCTTAAGCAGTTGTTTAAGACTTTCACGCTTATCGATTTTCGTGCCGCTAATACCCTCGTCAAAGTAAAGCCCCGCATACTCCCAGCGTGGATTAGACTTAATATAGTTTTCGTAATGCTCCTTTTGTACCTCTAGACTGAGAAGCTGCTCATCACTGTCGGTAGAAACTCTCGCATATGCTGCAACCCGTATTTTTCTAAGAGAATTATCCGGCTGTTTGGCTTCCAGTTTTGTTATCATTTTCATCATCTCACCTCACTTTCTTACAGTCATATACATCACTCTAAAAGCAGTGTTTATCAAGCTTTTAGCCCAATAATTCCTTGTAAAACGGGTGAAATTTTTCCCTGTTAAGACGACTTATTTTTTCTTTTTCTTGCTCACTGATAAGCCCTTTTTTAAAGAGTGAAACGGTAAGTTTTTCGGCTATTTCAAAGCAAAAATCCGCCTGCATACTCTCTTTCGTCCAAGCTCTGGCTTTAACATCCGTTAGCCCGTGAACATCCTTACTGATTTGCATGATGCCCACCTCCAAAACGATGTTCTATATAGCAGGCGTGGCAGCAGTATTTTCTGGTTTTATTACCGTAAGAGATAAAAGAATTTTTGCAGTTAAGACAAGTGCACTCATAGTTTGCCTGTCTTTTTACCAGCTGCGTATGCTTGTTCCACCACGTGTTTCTACACGCATCAGAGCAGAAACGTTTAACTTTTCTTCCTGTGTTTTGCTTGATTGATTTTGAACAAGATTCACATAATGCCGTCTGTATTTTCATAGACTGGATTACGCCTAGACTGTTACGTTTGCAGTAGCTTTTAATCGTATTAACGGAAATATCCATACGGTTTGCAATCTGCGTATAGCTAAGACCTTCATCTCTTAGTAATTTGACCTTGCGTTGTTCTTCCATATTCATAAAAAGGCCACCTCCTATGAGGTAGCCTTGGGAAAGAATAAAATCTGACGGTTTTTTAATCTTTTTTGTAAAACTCACACTCGTAGCCGTCAGCTCGTAAAACAAGCCCTTCTGCCCAAGGTGGTGTTCTTCCCATTAGCTCACACACGCTTTGAACACTCACATTCTTATCGGTTTCGATAATGGCTTCATCATGCACGTGAGCAACGATGCGATATTCTTTCAGCGTTTGCATGGCGTAAAGTAGAATGTCACGAGCTATAGCTTGCGTAATGTTTTCCACGAATTTAGGACCGTAGCTTTCAAGCCGCTCCCATTTTTTAGTAGATCCCACACCCTCATAGGTGACTGATTCGCCACCGTACTTGTTTTCTTCCACGCGTGGTTTCACATAGTAAAGGCATCTTTTTGAAGGCAGTTTGATGATAAGAAACCCACTCTTGTAAGTGAACACTATATTGTGTGTTCGAACAGATACGTGTTCGTGTACACACTGTTTTACCGCTCTGTCCACATCCCACCACAGTGTTGTCACCATCGGGTTAGATGATCTCCATGCGTCAACAAGTGGCTGCAACTCATCTTCGGTAAGACCCATGTCGAGTGCTCCCATAGCTTTTAATGCTCCAACAGAGCCGCCGTAGCCTAAAGCGAGTTCCGCGATCTTCCCTTTCTGCCGCAGGTGCCCGTTTACTCCGTGTTTTTCAACAGGTACGCCAAACATTTGAGAGGCTGACGAGCAGTAAATGTCTTTACCTTCCGCGAATACTCGCATACGCCATTTTTCACCCGCAAGCCAAGCCAAGACTCTCGCTTCGATTGCTGAAAAGTCTGCGACAATAAACTTAAATCCCGTGCGTGGAATAAAAGCAGTACGAATAAGCTGGGATAAAGTATCCGGAATATCCTCATAAAGCATTTCCAACGCTTCAACATTTCCCTGTTTAACAAGACTTCTAGCCTCAGCCAAATCAGGCAGATGATTCTGTGGCAGGTTTTGTAATTGCACGAGCCTTCCTGCGAATCTTCCTGTTCGGTTTGCACCATAGAAGCGAAACATGCCACGCTCCCGATAATCCATGCAGGCAGCGTTTTTCATCGCCGTATACTTTTTCACCGATGATTTGGCAAGCTGCTGGCGAAGCCGTAAAACTTCAGCCAACTCTTTACCCACTGTTTTAAGCTCTTTAGCGACTTCTTTTTTACCAAGCGACTCCATTTCAAGCCCATGCTCTTTAAGCCAGGAGCGCATTTGTAACACGGAGTTCGGGTTTTCTAAACCGGTAATATGCTTAAGCTCATCCATGAGATGCGTTTTCACCTCTTGGTCGAGTTGTATGGCTGATTCAACGAAAAGAGGATCTATTTCTATCCCACGGTCGTTTATGGTTTGGTCGAGATAAAACTCATGCCATAAAAAGTCTGGTACGGGAAAGCGTGAGAGCTTTTCTTGAATACTCATTTCAACTTCAACATCACGCTTGTTATACGATTTAAACAGCTCCCACTTTTCCTTATCATGAAAATACTTGTTTCTTGTTCTTCCACCGTTTACTTTCGTAGGATTACACGGCAGGCAGAAATATTTAATAAGATTCTTACCCTCAGTGAGTTTCTGCTTATCAAGACCCAGTACTGCTCCCACGTTTTCCAAAGACATGGGAAGTCCCAGGGTGGCTGACCAGATCATTGTGCAACGCCACGAGCTTGGGTTTAAAAACAAGCTTTCACTTTTCACCGTCTGACTAGTGTTAACATTGATGCCTTTATCTCGCAGGTAGCGTGATAAGCACACTCTTTCAAACTGAGCGTTAAACGCCCACTTGGTCACTGTTTCATCTGTTAAAGCAGAAAGCACAACCTCGGGTATGGTTTCACCTTGCGCTAAGTCAACGACTTTAACTTCACTACCGTCCACACTATAGCCAAAGAGCAGTATCTCAAAATCATCCGATTCTGCGTACTTGTAAACACCACATTTTTTAAGGTCAACGGAGGAAAACGTTTCTAAATCTATACTCAAATTTTCCAAATTACATCACCTCCAAGTTAATAAAAGAGGTGACAGAAAACCCGCCACCTCCTCGACTTTCTTACTTTCTGTTCAGCATGTTTTTGACTTCGATATAAAGACTGACAAGTTTTCTTACCACGAAATCAAGAAGCAATACGCCAGCAAATATTCCAACAAACCAGCTAATCATCTTCCCATGCTCCTTATGCTAGAAAGTCATCATCTTCTAAAGTCGTAAAATCATCAGTTGCAAGGCTACGTCCACCGAGCGGCTCACCATCTCGAATTTTTTGAATATTGCCAAGACCACAAGCAACACCCTTATTACCGTTAGAGTTAAAAGCGTAGAAGTTGATGGAAACCCTCGCATAGCAGCCTGAATACACTTCACTACGATCCATGATTGGTTTTACCTGCTTGTCTACAATCTGCGGAGGAGTAGTAGAGTTTGCGTTGATGAAATAGTGTCCTTTATACGCTTCATCATCACGCTCAATATCCCCGTCCCTCAGTGGTAGCTTTATCGCTTGCTTGTTTGGTTTCTTACCGCCGAACTTGCCGACACCTTCCTCAATCGCAGCATCAATAGCTTTCTCAATAGCCGTAATCGTTTCAACATCACTTTTAGGGATAAGCAGTGAAACACTATATTTTTCAGGGCCTCCGTTAATAGACTTTGGCTCCCAACCGTTGAAATAGGAAAGACGCGTGTTCTTACCGGTGATAACCTTCGTGTTATTTAATTTAGACATAGTACTAATTCTCCTTTTTGAATTCGTTATTTGCGTTTGAAACATTGACTTTTGCTCGCTTATCCGAGTCTGGTACGAGCGTAAGTTTCCCGGACGGTTTGATAATGAGGTCGCCCAGAATATCCTCAAATTTTTTCTTGCCCATCAGCTTTTGCATTTCTGTTAAACCAATAAGACTAGTTTTGAAAATGTCAGTAAAGCCTGCGGCTTTTGCTTTCTCAATAACCGCTGTCTCATCCTTAAACTTACGAACTGAACGTCCTTCTACGAGTTTGAAACCCGACCACTCTTTCCCGTGGTTTACCGCGGAATCTGTGGCGTACGATAAAACATCATCAGCCCACTTCGTGAGCTTAGGTATAAGCGTGAGTACTTCTTCAATCTCACTATCTGTTAAAACAGATTGCGGTTTGAACTCAAGTTCTGCAAGTTTAAGGTTTTCTTCCGCACGTTTACGGCACGTGGCTTTTGCCCTGCAAAACCTGCACCAGTCACCGGCTTCAAATTCTCCTTCGCCTTTAATAGCAAGCTCTGCTTTAGGTTTAAGCACGCTTTCAGCCCAAGAAATAAGCTCCGCGACAGGTAGTGTGAAAGTTGATACGTTGTCACGTCTTGGCTGAAAAATACTCATCTCAACAGTTTGAATCTCATACAAGCTGTCGAAAAGCGTTAAAGCTCCAAGCGCGTAGCATTTCATCTGCGGATTCTCGTAAGCATCAACCAGCACGCCTTGACCATACTTAAAGTCGATAACCTGCAGAGTTTTTTCGCCTACAATAATGCAGTCCGCTGTACCAAACCCGTCCGGCACGTAAGCTGAAAAATCAACTTTCTGCTCGATGAGAATAATAGGATCTTGACAGTTAAGTTTTGCCTGCTCGTATTTTTCCAACACGAAATCCACGTAAGCATCCGAGCATTCCTGCATCTCACTTGAGTCATACTCGGTTAACGGTTTTTCACACGGACGGTTAAGAAACTTATTCAGCTTGTACTCACACCACGCGTGTGCTGCCGTTCCTTCCTTTGCTGCAGCAGAAGTAGTGTTTTCAAACTTTTCTTCTAAAACAGCACTAGGAGTACACTTAATCCACCTGTGAGCAGAAGACGGTGAAAGTAAAGCATGCTTAGTCACCTTTAATTCCCTCCGCTTCATGCAATAGGCTCTCATACTCGCTTTCAGGAACATCCGATAGCTTTTGCGCACCGTGCTTAACGATGAGTTTCTTCACATCAGCTGTCTTTCCCATCTGGCTAAGCTTTGCTAAAACCGCTCGCACATCCTCTAAACTCACCTTTTTAACAGACTCCTTATTATTAGAAGCTGTTTCTTTACAACCAACACCAGAAGCACCGGCATCATCAAACAGCGTTTTAAGATGAACTGTTAAGTTTTCCAAGTCTTTGATGACTTCTCTCAATATTTCCTTGTTCACGGTTTTCCTCCTTAAACTTCTTTGACATCAACTGACTGAACACTCTTTCCAGGATCTAATAGATAGACTTGCGAGTAATCACCAAACAGCCAGCGGATAAACCGTTGAGGTAATCGCATCACAGCTCCACGTAGAACCTGTTTCTTCTCACCGTTTTCACCGGTGACGTTAATAACGATCTTGTGTTTCAT